GTCTTGTTGAATCCAGCACAATTCCCACAACGCATGGTCTTTGCTTCCTTGACCGATCCTCCAAAAATCTTTGCCTTTTTAGCCCAGTATTCCTCGTTGGGTTTCTTCGGATTGGCTGGCCCGTAGTTGGCCGTGTCGATGGCTTTCTGGCGGTTGGCCAGATTTACTTTTATGTCTTGGGTCGGGAGGGGGCAGGAATCGCCGTCTTCAGGCTCTTCTAGTTTGCTATCTTTTTTTTTATCCGAAATATATTCCCTGATTGATACGGCAAGAACATCCTTTAGGTAGTCAATAACATCGCTCAGATTCGGATCTTCTTGGAATTCTGTTTTAGAGATCTTGGCTTCCATTCCAGTCTGCTTTTGAACCGCTTCCTGAACTGCCTTCTGGCCGACCTGTTTCTGGTATTCCTGAATAACGCCCTTGAAAAATCCGCTAATTACGGACTCTCCAAGAACCAGCGGAAGAATGGCTGGGCTGGCGAAGGCAGTTCCGATTATTTTAAATTTGTCATTATTGATTCCGCCCAAAGCCCCAATGGAGCCTTTCCCGTAATATTTAACTCCCTTGGCTACTGCGTTTTTAAACTTATCCCCGTGATCGGTATCCAACCACCCCTGAATCTTGCCGAGCGGGGTCTTTCCGTAGGCCTCTTTGATCTTTGCCTTCCCAACCTCATTATACAATTTTTCGGCATATTCCTTAATTTGGGATGCCTTTACCTTGTCCAGTAGCCCCTCCTTTTCGACAATCTCATAAAGTCTTTCCCTGTTTCCGCCAAGAATCCCAGCCCTTTTGGTTGCACAGGTATTTCCAGATTTGAACCCGCCTGCACCAGTCCCACAATTATCCTGAAGCTGGATTCTTTTTGCGTTGTAGGAAAAATAGATCATCGGATTACTCCCCAGAACGAATCTTGTTCAGTTGCTCCACGATCTTTTTGGCACGGGTGTATCCAGCGTCTCCACCCCATCCCATCCACGCCTGCCAGCCCTTGCCCTTTTCGCTCCATGTCGAACCCTTTTTATCGACTTCATGCCTGTCGAAAAATGCCTTCATACGCCTCCATGACCTCGGAGAAAGCCGTCTGCGTCCAATGATGTCCCTAGCCCGTGCAATGCCAACTTGGGTCATGCCACGCTCGCTGGCGGGTTTTTCGGCACGAACCCGAAGGGCGGACTTGGCGGCTTCCACCATTCCGTCCGAGGGAGAGAGATCAATGTCCTCGATGCTCTGCATCTCGATTGCATCCAGAATCATCTCGGCATCCTGAAGGCTGAAGGAATTCTTTTTCGATGTCCTTCTGGCACGGGCGGGAACATCTAGCTCCATCGGCTCTTCGGTTTCTTCTGGCTGTTCCTCGGATTCTTCAGGCTCAACTTCCGAGGGTGCTTCTTCAGACCCTTGGGGCGGTAGCTGGGGCATCTCAGGCATCTTGGGGGGTTCAGGCTTGAACGCCTCGGAGATCGAATCGACCCCAACCTCAAATTCCTCGGCAAGATCCTTGGCGTACCGAACCTCGTAAGCCCTCTGTCTCATCGCCTCTTCATAGTCCTCGCCCTTCGCCCCGTACACTTCTGCCGCCGTCTTTAGTCCGGCCTTGAATTCTTGGATATTGGCCTGTGAATCGCGGCCTACATCAATGGTTGGGTCGCTCGGATAAATCCATTTTCCACGGGAAAAATGACTCGAAGGTGGGATAATCCCACGGGAAATTCCGTCCGCTATGACGATATTCTTAACCCTGTCGAAAAACCTGTCCTCTAGGATCGACTGCCAGCGTTTGAAGGTGCGGGATGCCAGAGCCATTTCCAGCCTTACAGTCGGGCCACCAAGCTTGGCCAGATCGTAGCAGAATCCGAAAGGAAGATTGAAGGCTAGGGCGATCATGTGGACGATCATGTCCACATATCCGTGGAAGGCATTTGAGGGTCTGCCCGATTCAAACATCTTCATGTCCGCACCAGTCGGTAGGTAATTGATCTGGCTCTTCTGCATGGACTCCATGTTCATCAGGTTCCCGTAGGCATCGGTCTCGGCCTGATTGAAGTAGGATGCGGGATCGTCCGCCTGACCAGTGCTGTTTGTGATGGTCATCACTCGGAAGGCGGCGTTCTTCACGGCCATGTTTTCCGCATCCATCGTCTCCTGAAGATCCTTGCAATAATTGATAATCGATGCGAGGTGACTCCGCCCACGAACCTCATCCAGCCGAAGCGGGTCATAGATCAGGATGAATGACTGGAAAGGAATGTCCTGTGGATCTAGGTAGGCATTGCCCTGTGTCCTGCGATAAACCCGATAGGCGATGTTGCGACCATTATCATCAAACACCACGCCCCCGATATAGCCCTGTGAGGATGTCGGATTGTCGAAGTTCCCGCCGATACGATCCGCCTCGACTGCCTGTAATTTCAGATCCGAGTTCGGGTCGGGCATCCCGTTAATGCTGTTCTCTCTGGTGATGACGAACCCAACATCCCCGTCCCGCAATGTAGAACGCAAGGCCAGATGGGATAATGCATGGAAATTGTGGCGACCAAAAAAGTCCGCCTTCTTGCACCACGACATCCAGTAATGTTCGTACATGGTGTCGATGTCCCTGTTTCCTGTGCGGGACATATAGCGGAAGTTGCCGAGGGCATACTGGGAGAACTTCAACAAGATTGAGCGAATGATGGGGTTGTTGTCCTCCAAGTCACGGGCGGCTTTGATAAGTTCGATCCGCTCAAAGGTTGAGGAGAATCCCTCGCCACCAGAAAGGGGTCGGGAGGGCATCCGATCCTTCATGGGATAAGCGGCCGCAAACCGATTAAACTCCACCAGCTTGCACTTGTCCGCCAGACGCTTCACCCCGAACTTGGGGCTAATCGTGCTAATGGCTTTTTCGAGGAAGTTTAGCTGGGGCATCTTATTTACCGCTATTTATATCAACTACGCCCACCACGGGAGAAGTCCAGATAAACCCGATTGATCCTTGAGGTGGGGCCAGCAAGCCGTTGGATGGCCGCCGTGGCCTCCATGACCGTATTCTGCAATTCGGACAGATTCGCCCTAGTAAGTTGCCTTCCTCCAATGCTATACGATGATCCAGTCTTCAGGATTGCCTCGATTGCATCCAATGCATTTGTCCTGATGTCCTGAACCGTGGCAAGGGGAAGCCCGAAATAAACGCCCTGAACGGCCATATCACTCCACCTCTGTCAACAATCCGTCCTTGTTCTGATCGTTAATTAAAATGGTTTTCTCGTCTGGAACTGGCATACACCCAGATAACATCGCCCCTGTAAGGTTCATACACTCAGCGTCCCGCAAGTGGTTATCTTTGCGTAGTCTGTACCAGATCATCTTAGTCCTGCCTGAGAGGGGATTGAATTTAGGCCTCTTTACCTCTGCATTCATATGAGTATGCCATTCTTCAGGGCAGTCGTCAGGTATTTCCCATTTGCTCATTTTATTGCCCCGTAATAACGCTAGGATGTCCTTTACAGCGGGGTTTGACCATTTTATGACTGGACACCTTGGCTTGGCCAATCCCTCGCTCTGGGCGGTTCTACTGGTTCCTGCGAGCGGATCTCCCCAATTTATTGTGCTGTAAGGCCTTATGATTTTCCCGTTTTTGGTCATATGCACAAATGACTGACTATCAGAGCCTAGCAAGCAAGTCCATCCCCATTTGCAGGCTTGGTAGTAAACTTGTCTGGTTTGATCCCCAGAATCCAAGAAAACCATTTTGTCGGGAACTTTCCAGTCCAGTTGCAAAGCTCGCAAGGCATCCCAAGTCTCCAGCTTCCCGCACCATTCCAGCCGAGATTCTCCGCTCCGCTTCCATCCCCTGACCACAACCCACATATGAAAACCTTTTGCCTCCTGAATGTCCGCCGAGATGATTCTGGTTTCGCAGTCCTTCCATTGTTCTCCCATCCGATATCCCGCCCCCGAAACTTTGATCTCCTGCCCATCCTCCTCGATCTCGACCCAAGGCTGGGCAAGAACCGAGTTCACGAAGTTCTGCAATCCGAGGACGCTCTTCTTGTCGCTCAAGAATTGGCAGGCCAGTTTCCCGAAAGTCTCCCAAGGCGAGTAAAGTCCCGACAAGTGGTAAGACCTGACCTGTGGCTCTGGGTTCATGTTCGTGGGTTTCCACTTTCCAGAGCGAAGCATCTTGGTTTTGTGGCCATCGGTGATTTTCCCGTGGCACTTGCAACATTCGTAATAGGCCGACTTGCGGACTCTCTCATTGTCCCACTCGCCTTCGGCGTTCCTCGCATCCTTGTCCCATTTCACATTCGGCCATTCCAGCGTTTGCTCCTCACCGCAGAACGGGCAAGGCACATAGTAATATCTCTGGTCTCCCCGCTTGAACGCCTGCCAGATATGCCCGTACTCCGTGGTTGGCGTGGATGTCTGGATCGTGAGGGATAGCGGGTAGGTTTTGGTTCGCACCTCGGCTAACTGGAGCGAGTTGGCCTCTTTGGATGTCGCTTCGGCCATCTTGTCAGTTTCATCGCAACATAGTAGGCCTACACTCCTCGATGCCAGATTCGCAGGGCTGTTACTGCCGAAAAACCAGATCGACATTTTATCGAAATGTTGCTCCATCAGCTTGTATCTGTCGGGATTGTTCGGCTTGTGTCTGGCCAAGGCGGGGCAGTCATCCACCATCGGCATCCAGCGGTACTCGGAGAATGACCTCGCCAGATTCTCATTCGGCATGACCCACATGGTCGGGGTGGGTTTCATGTCCAGTCGATACCCCATCCCCGCAAGGATCGTGGTCGTTTTGGCGGTTTGCGCTCCCCAGCACAGAACCATCAGCCTGACCTTCTCATCCTTGAAGGTTTCGAGCGGTTCCCGCACATAAGGGGTAAGCATCGTGGAGTATGGGCCAGCCGAGGACGATACCCGCTCGGACAAATAAAGGTTGCTTTCCGCCCATTCGGTCACGGAAATGTCCGCCCGTGGAATCCAGAAGCTATTAGCCAGTATTTCTAGGTCTTCGCCAGTCATTTGAATGTGTCGTGGATGCTAATGACTCTTGCCCCTATCGGGTAAAGTATGATCTCATCCCTAGTCTGGGCAATCACCTGATTGGGTTCTTTCAAAAGATCGAATGCCCAGTGCATAATGACATCCTCCATCTTCATATTGGTAAAAATAAAATCCCGCCTTGGCTCCTGTTTCCATAGGAATTCCACACCAGCCCCAACAATCGTGTCCTTGTCGGTTCTTTCTGGAGCGATCCCGACCCAAGACCTTAATTTGAAATCGGTCAGTTTGTAGAAAATCTCCAGAATGGCCGTGGTTGAGTTTCCGCAATCCCACATGGGATAGCCTTTTCGACTCAGCCTTTTCTTGTTTTGCTCGATTTTGGAGTCGTGAGGGGAAAAGAAGAAAACATGTGGATAGATGAAATTGGAGATGCAATCGTCCGCCATCAGGATTGCCGAGGTGGAGTGTGGCCCCTTCGACCCACTGCAACAGACAATCGCTACTTGGTCGGGTTTATCGGGCTTGGAGGGAGCCATATGTCTTTTCGACACAATGCACGATCACATCAGCGGTTCCCTCAATACCGATGTGATCTCCTATTTTCTTGAGTTTTGAGGTAAATTCAGAAAAATCCTCGTTTGCCACATAAACGGGAATCATCTGCATGTCCTCCTGCTTTTCATCGTCCTTCCCCAAATCCTCTGGCGGGGCTTCGGACATCATCCTCGCAAGCTCTTCCTGCGAGAATCCAGTCAGTTCTAGGTCTAGGTTTGTGGTGTCGATCTGCTCAATCAGGTCTTTTAACGCTTGGGTGTCGAATTCCCCCGAAAGGTTGTTGAGGGCGAGGTTAGCGGCCTTCTCCTTTTCCTCTGGAAGATCGACCAACCATACATCGACCTCCTTACGCCCCATTGCCCGATAGATATCGTACCTCTGGTGGCCTCCGATAATTGTGTTACCTGTTCGCACATTGACTGTGATGGGCTGTAAGTCTCCAAGTTCCGCAATGCTTTTCGTGAGACGACCCAACGCCTCTGGAGTAATCTTTCTAGGATTGTAGCTTGCCCCATGTATCTCACTTAGGGACATCCTCTCCAGTCTTGGGTAGGTCTTGCTCATCTGGGCTTAAATTGTGTCCTTGTGCTTGAGTGTCAAATTCTTTTGGCTCATCTGTTGGCAATCCGCCCTTGGTCTTGTCGATGACCGAAATGATCTGCTTAACCCCGTCCGCAATCGCTTCCTTGGCCAATTCTGGGTCTGATGGGTTCGCCCTTCGACAAACGCTTGACCCAAGGCCTTCCATCAAATTCCTGATCGTGGACATGTATCTGGAAAAAATTCCCCGAACGATATCGTCATCGATCTTTTGCCCCCTAGACACCTGAAGTGACTCGACCCTGATTTCCGCCTCCATTCTGGATTTCAACGCCTCCCGATGTGCTTTGACCAGATTGGGCAATCTTCCCGAATCCCGCCTTACCTGTGCTTCATGCAAAAGTGCGTAGGCGACTTTTTCTGTCTGCCTAGCCCTTGCCAAGCATCCATAAATATCGTCCCTAGTCAGGTCATTCGGATCGACTGGGATATTCGGCGGAGGACTCGATGAGTGTTCCCTCGGAACCCCGATCCCGACCACCCTCGATGCCCTCTCGCTGTTGGCCATCTTCCACGCATTCGCATTTTCAATGGTGTCGGTTGGCATTCCTTTCTTTTTGCACTGATGCACATACTGGCTGGAACAACCCCAAGCTTTCGCAATTTCAGCTAATGTGGCCATTTTTCCCGTGATCGGGTGCGTGACCCTTTTTAATTTTTTTCGTTGTCTCGATTACAAAAACAACCGTAAGGTTTCCAGAATTCTGTTTGGCATTCTTGGCAGAATTTCCAGAAATCTTCTTCTTGTTCGTGACTTCCTTCTTTTTCTTTTTCATCTTTCATATCAATGTAAGCGTAAGTTGCTTGAAATCAAGAGACAAAGGGCGGGGCTTCGCCAACC